TTATTCGTGACCTGCTCCACTCCTTCCAGAGCTTTCCCGACCTTTGCGGTTCCAGATCCAGTTGCTCCAGCTGCTTCGCTGGTGGCTGACCTTATCATGCTGGATCCGCTCTTTTTAATCGCACCTTTTGCGATAGCTGCCCCCAGGCCCTCACCCCCGAAATGGTAGCTCGCGAGATTGGCAGTCGCCGGGTTAACCATGGAGAGAATTTGATCTGTCACCTCATCCCCGACCCCAGAATCCCCAGTAGCTATTGTGGCAACGGATCCCACAACATCACCGAGGATCGTCGCTTCGCCTGCCTGGTATTTTAACTGATCTGCGAGCAGCTTATTCAGTGACCTGAATTTATTCCTGGCAGTCGTTTTTTCTGCCTCACTGAACTGCCCCCAGGTTTTCCGTTTGCGACGACTCGCGCCAAACTTTGAATACCCGGGGGACTCACGCTCGTATCTGTCCAACGATTGAGCAAACCCAATGGACGCTCCCAAAACACCCAGTTCACTCGCACCTCTCAAAGCTCCCTCAGTGAGCGATACGACCGGATCCTGTGCGTTCCTGTCGATCTCCACCTTCCCGGGAGTGAGTGACGGTGTCGGGTAGCTCCCACCCATCACTGGTGAATATTGATTGCCGGGGGGCTTTACACCATACGACTGCGTCTTATTAAGTGCAAACTTCGCCGTGTCCAATACACTCGTCGCATAATCCTTCACGATCGGGATCGCGGAGGAGATCATACCGTCGATGACTTTGTATGGATCGAACCCCTTCTCGATTGAGTATTCCAGGAAGGTGTCAACCTGCTCGTCGGAGTATGCCCGGCCAGGGTTCTGCTTCATGGACTGATACAGACGTTCAGGATCGCCTGTCGAGAACCGATCGAACATGTCTCGCTCAGACAACACAACGTCATCGTCAGGCCCGACGTTTGATGCCGACATAATCTCTTCGATTGATATGTCGAATGAGTTCGTATCCTCCTCCTCGGAGGTCATAATGTCATCGATGTCGAGTGTTATATTATCTGCCATTCGGAGTCCTGTATTCAGAAAGAGGTTTCGCACGTGTCTGCATGAATGCTCCGTTGTCCCAGATAAACACTCGTTCACCTGGTCTCACGATGCCACTGCGGATGTCCTGATAGAGGTTTTTGGATGCTGCGTCTGCTGATCGGTAAACCATAGTTGGTGCGTTGGCGTATGCTTTTACACGCTCGGAATAGCTGGACACGTTGTATCCATCGGAAGCCAGCCTTTCCAGCTTGTTCCGGATGCCACGGGCGATGAGTGCTTGTGTTTGCGCCATGACCAGTTCATTTGCCTCCGGGGACTGCGATAGACTAGCGACAGTGCGCTTGTAGTTCTCGATGTCCTGGTCCGTCAAAACTCCGACCTCACCGAAAACGCCGCGAGCGAGCTTAGGAATAAGCTTTTGAACAGACGCTTTAAAATCAGACGTTGATGCATCCTGTTGAGCCAGGCTCATCAGCGAGTCAACCAATGGTCCGATGCCCTTCCCTGTGGGTATATTGAGCGCATCCAATGCTCTGGAAGTGTCCTCGAGAAGTTCCATTGCGAGCATCGCATCTTCGACATTCTCATTGTCATTTTGAGACAGAGATGATCCTCGATACGATGCGTCGAGCTTCATGTAGATGTTTGTGTTTTTGGGGTCATTGACAAACTCCCTGGAACGTAGCATTTGTCTTTCCTGCGGAGACATGTCAGAGATCACCTCTCGCTCACCTTTCATTTTTTGAAGAGAGCGTTCAGCTTTCTCGTAGTCCGCGACAGTCAAGTTGTATCCACTCGGCTCAACTTCCAGCTGGTCCCAGGTAATACCCGACTTTGAGAGCTGCTCGTTGATTTGGTCCCATCGCTTGAAACCCATAATCTTTTCCTGACCCGATGGAGTGCGATAATCCACGTTGATTCCGCGATCTGCCATCTTCTCCTGAATAACAGCGTATTCCCTCTGCCTGGCTTCCTTTCTCAAAAAGTCAACAGTTCCTTTTCGGTCTGCGTAGTTGGCAGCATAAACAGCATGGATGTTGTTCATGGAAGCGGCGACATCAGGATGAATAACTTTTGCCCGGTAATCTGAAAACAGGTCTGCGTATGCGTTGACATCGTCTGGATCCAGATCTTTGGCCTTCTTCACAAACTCGGAAAGAGCGATCTTAGATGCGTGCCGCTCCATAGTTTCGCGCTTTGAAACCCTCTGCTCCAACTCCATCTTTCGCTTAATTTGATCGATCTGAAGCTGGTTCACCTCATCCTGAACCTTAGCCCGGGTCTCAGATCTCTCATCGAGGTCCGCTTGACGTTCCTCCTGTCGCCGCGCCCGGGCATCGGCCCGGAGTTGTGCGGTCAGGTTTATCCCACTGTTGAATCCACTCTCAAAGCTCATGCTTGACCTCCGATACCCTTCCCAAATCCACTGATAAATGAACTTCCAGAACCTGCCATCATTCCCCCCAGCCCCCCTGTCAGACCAGACATGGCGACTCCACCGACTGCTCCCAGAACCGTGTTCCATGGGTTGTTCTGCGCCTTCGCAATCGCGTTCTGTGACTGCTGTTGATAACTGTTCATCGCAAACTGTGTTCCCAATTGTCCAGCATTCGGATTGATACCAATGCCCTGTTGAATACCCATTGGATTGAAGGCAGCTGCCCCCTGCTGCGCTCCTGAGATCGCTCCAAACTGAGCGACTGGTGTCACCCCGGACAGGAAGCTGGCAGCGTTGGCCAACCGCTGCTGACGAAGCCTGATCGCAGCATCTCCCAAAGCGAATGCTTCAGCCTGACCTGCGGCACTTCCCAGGATGTTTCCTCGAGCTGCTTGTGCTCCACGCACACTCTGCTCAACCTGTGATCGCAGTTCATCACCGAGCCCATACCCCGCTTCCAGGTCTTTGATAGCCTCCTCGCCCAACATTTTTCTCACCTTCGTGCCGAGCGGATCGGACTGCTCAAGTTCTTTCATTCGTTGTGCGATAAATCGCTCACCGAACTTCTCCTGAGTCGAGATCTGTGCCTCCGCCAATGTGTCTGCTGACTCAGCCAAAAACTCCAACTGCTGCCTGGTCTGGTCGATGTCACCAAAACCCGTGAAATCGACAGTCTTCTCGTTGCCGTCCGGATCGGTATAAGTTGCTCGTGTCCCCATCCGGGCAGCGGCCTCAATCAGCTTTCTGACCGGGAGCGTCTCGATGTCTGCCTCTATGCCCTCACGGTTTGCTGCGGCATAGTCTGGTGGTGGTGGCGTCTTCGGTGATGACATAAAAATCTCTTAAGTTGGTTGAATGTGTATTGCCTGAGTTTTCCTCCTCTGTGCGCCCAATAGGTCATGTCAATAGCTCTGGGGTCAGACCTCTCAAATACGTCAAGCATATGAGCAGCTGAGACACCGCTGATGGAGACCAGTTCGTGCAGATAAACATCCTGCCCACCCCGATCCGAGCTTTGCCAAAATACCTTCTCAATGTCCCCGTCAAACTGACGGATTTGTTTGTAAACACAGAACGAAGTGATCGCGCCGTCTGACTCCGTAACCATGAGTGTTCCATCGTTCGCATGAAACTTGAGATGGTGGGCGATTTCTTCGTCGCTCCACCCGATATATACGCGCCCATTTCCGTGTCTTTTAGCAAAATCAATGACATCTTGAATCCTCACTTTTGGCTGTCCATGGTCTCTAGGTATGCCCCCATGGTGACGTATCGCATCGCGATGTAACGCTGCTCATTGTTGGTGAGCCCGGCTTCTGTTAGTTGTGTCTCCGGGCAGCTGGTCACACGGACCTGAAACTCTCTTCCAACATCGTTGCCGAGAAGCGATAGGTTGTGACGTATCACTCCTGGAGTCCCCAGGACAGAGGGCAGGATAAAATCCAACGTCAGGTCACCCGTCCCTGTCACAAGCAGTTGGCCCGATTCGATCGATTGAGGATCCAAACCATCCACGATCAATTCCACGTTAACTCTCGCCTTCGACTTGAAGAACTCGAGTTCGGCGAAGTCGCATTGTTTAGGACTGATTGGATCATTGAACGTCATCGCCCTGGTGATGATTTCAAACGGAACAGGCTGAAACGTCCCATCGAGGTTGTCAGTGAAGTCAGTCTCCACCGTGGCATCCTCGTCGATGTGGTCACGGAGATAGACGATGTTGTTGTAATTGGTGTCAGGCCAAATCAAGCGTCTACGACCGTTGAGCGGTTCATACACGTCGAACATGCTCGGCTTCCATTCGGTCCAGATCCCGGCCCATGCTTTGGTGTTGGTATCGTAGACGATGGTCACATTTGGGACAGTAGAGTTGAGATACGGCACAGTAAGCATATATCGACCGCGCCAAAATGTGGCGCAGGATTTCTGTGCGTATGACCAATTGATTTTCTCGATGATGTCCTGAATTGGCAGTGATAGAGGATCAGACGTTCCAATTTGATCCTGTTGGTAAGCGGTCCCAATCGACCGAATGCCATCGCGGCTCAAAAAGAGGATGTCATCACCAACTCGCACTGCGGACTTCTCAGCGAGACATCCAACGCGATCTGAAACCATTTGGATCTCATAATCTGCGACTGTGTCCAATGACGGGTCAGCATTAATTATGTGAACACTGTTTTCCTTTAAAACTGCGATCCTGAAATCCTTGAATGGAACCAGTGCAACCACTTTGTCCGATCGCCCATCACCTACCCGGAGGGAATTTGCCCCACCAGCGGGGAACACGTCACCCAAAGCTGGGTCACTTACATCCGGTAGGATATTCGAGAAATGAACCTCATCGATGCCATTGGCGCACACTAAACGAAACCTGTGCGCGGTCAGACACCGAACATCAGTCGGAGCTTCTGGATCAGTGACCTCGACGGCAACGTCATAGGTTGCGATTGAATCCACATCGTCCCAGATTGTATTACCGTCAGCGTCCACCAGTATGTCTTCACTACCGTTTTGGCGAACCGCGATGATGGAACCGTTGCTGTCAGTGAAAAACACTGCTCCGTTGATTTCTGTGACGCTGCACTTATGCGCCTGAACGGAGGAGTCGTAGACATCGTTGAATAGGATCCCCTGGACATCTTCGGTGTGAAGGTAGACGTGTCCGTCAGCAAAAATCATCACACCGTAGTCCCAGATCGGGGTCCGTAGGGCGATGATGGCGTGAATGGTCCCATACACCTGAGTGTATAGGTAGTGAGCACCCCGGCGTGATTTAGTGATGCCGCTGGTCGAAAGTTCTACGTTTTTTAGATAGGATGCGGACTGTTGGGGAATGGTGGATGCGCGACCATACGAGTTGACACCACCGATCAACGGTTGAGAGTCAAATGCCAAAGGATCATCGGTTGCGTCATTGAAGTAAACTGGCATCAGAATCCAAAATCATCACGGGTGTATGCCCCGTCTGGGTTTGGTTGAAGAACGCTCACAGCAGAAGACTGCCCCCTCTCCAGGTCTCGAACGATCTCGAGCAAACTGGACGCTTCACTAAATTTGATTTGTGCCTTCCCGAACTGCCTGGAACGCTCGAGCATGTCTCCCTCGGCAAAAGCGATGAGAGCATTATCAATGCCCCGGATCTGAGGTTCGTCGTAGTCGTTTCGAAGTGGACGAAGCCTTTTCTTCCCGACCACAATCATACACACCTGCTCACCTGAAACGTACTCAGGGACCAGACTCAGTCGTAGTCGGCACAGAGAATACCTCGTCTCCTCCGCCGGGATAATCTGGTCGGTAGCTCCGTTGGAGAATGTGATGGTCCCGCTGGTCACAGGCTTTGAAACATAGTGGACCTCATCAAACTCCTGGGATCCGTATCGCGATGTGGTGCTGAGAACAAATGTCTCGCTCACCGGGCGACCATCGAGGATGCCCTTGAAGTAAACTGTTTTACCGTCATCGGCGGAACTGGATCGCGCTCTTAACATCACTCGAAACGGATCCGATGAAGTAGACTTTCCGAACGCGATTGGCTCGATCTCGGTGTAGGAAGCTGGCACACCCTCGGAGAACATTGCCTCCGGTTGAATCCGGACCAATGCCTGGAGATCACGGCAGCTCATGAGAGTGGTTTCATACAGAACCGCGATTGGCCGGGCAATCTCATAGGGAAGCGTGATTTCCTGCTCGTATGCGTAGGGGGTCACCGCATCCGTTGTGTAAGGGTTGGAATCCGGACTGTCTTTGGTGGATAAACAGAACTGCTCGATTTTGATCGAGTCTTTCCATAGCCCTGTGTCGTAGACCA